GTTTAAACTTTACTTGTAAAGTGCTGGTAGAACAAGTCAAAGGATCAAAAATATACAAATCAGCGTCAATGTGCCATTGTTTGTAATTTAAATTGTGGTCTGTATCGTTTTGAATGTTGGTGATGTTTCTAATCCAAGAATATAAACTTTTCCAATTTTCTAAATTATAATCAACTATAAATTCAACTTTAAGTGGTTCAAAAGATGCGGCCAAAGTCGCATATGGAACAGTAACACCCAAAGTTGTTGGTTGTTGTGCTTCGCCAATTGATATACCAGGTAAATTTACTCTTTGGCACATCAATTCAAACTGTTTTGTTCCTCTTCCAAAAATTAATTTGAAATAGTTATTATAAAGCGGGTTTATATTATTTGAACAACTGGCCATAGAAATATTTATTTAAAAAGAAAAACCTCCCGATTTCTCGGGAGGTCTTCTTGTGTATTACACACGGTCACCTATTAGATGGTGTTGCCGTGGAGGTGTTTGATTGCTGTGAAACGATAATACTGATTCAAACCCTTGGTCAAGGTTTCACCGTCTGGTTGACCGCTGCTATTGAGAACAAATGGGTTAGCAACGACTCCATAACGAGTCTTGAACGCAATGCGTGGTTGGAAAGTATTTGGATCAACAGCTCTGACCATTTGTAGTGGAACGTATGGGCAGTAGAAAATACCGGCATCATAAGGAGATTCGCCCTTATAACCAGCAACGAAGAAGTTAATTCCAGCTGGGCTATATGGGTCGATGTAAACCTTGATTTTGCCAGAGAGTACGCCAGCAAAGGTGCTTTGGGTATCATCAACATTTAGTTGAGGAGCGATTGCTGGGCTGAGGCTCATGAATCCAGACATGGCGAGAGCAGCTGCGGTATCGCTATCGCAGATGATGAAGTTACCCTTACCACGACGGGTTTCCTTGGCGATTGCGTTGCACTCACGCTCAATTTGGAAACTGAGACCACGGAATCTTTCGGCAGACCAACGGCCATCAGAATCTTGATCAAGATCGTATTCGCCTTTAGTAGCAAGATCATTTTGTTGCGAACCATCGCGAGCAACAAAATATAGAGTACGAACGATTTCGCGGTTAATCTCAGCCAAAATTTCGGTGCTAAGAAGATTGGCGAGCTCGGCTTCGGCATCTAGACCGTGAACAGCCTTAAGATCTTGTGCCAACTCAATGGTGTAGTTGCTGCTTAGAGCGCGTGTACGAGCTTGTACGGCAACACGATCAATTGAGAATGCCATTTGATTCCATGTGGTGTATGGACTGGTTCCACCTAGAGCAGTTGATGCTCCAATATTTTCACCGTATGTGGTTAGAATACCACGGATAGAAGCCAACGATCCAGCACGAACTGTAGCTGGGTCAGAACCACCTGAAAAACCACAGAGACCCTTAAGGGTTCTGGTTTGAGCATCCAAGGTCCAACCTGAACCACCGAAGGATGGTTGTGGCTCTTGGAACATGGCTTCGGTGTAATTTGCGTTGCCGTATGTGTTACCGCCGTTGTAGGTGGAACGCATGGCAAAGATCAAGCCAGTTGGGGCGGTCATTGGTTGAACGCCGCAGATATCATATGCCATTAGATTTGGCATTGCTCTGCGAACTAGGCTGATTAGGACTGGATCATAACCAGAAACAGCGCCAGTGTTTTGGTAGCTGGTTGGCATTCCAAGATTATTGGATTGCATGTCTTCGGTTAGATTTTGCGAACGGATAGCCTGTTCTTGGTTTTCTAGAAGAACAGCGGTGACTTTCTTACGATAGTCATCGTGAATAGATGGAAGAGCGCCGTGATCGAGAACTGGATTCCATTTCTCGGTCAAAACGTCATAAGGTGTGTTGTCAGAAAAGTTCATTTTAGTAGTATCTCCTATAAGTAAAATTATTTATAATTTTTAAATTTTCTTGTTTAAACGTCCCAAAGCATTTACGTAACCTTCAACCAAAGTAGTTGGGACTTGCGGTACTTTGGAAAAAGTTTGTTCTTCGGTAATTACACGGGCTGGTGCGACTGGGCGCATAGCATTCATGTAATTTTCTTTAATTGTGACTAGTTTATTTCTATATTCTTCTGGACTTTCGAAGGATACATTTTCCATCAAAGATTGCAATTTTGCAATTTGGGTATCAGCCAAATCTTTGGTTTCTGCAACAAAGATTCCTGCGCACTCAGTTAGAGAAATTTCTTTTCTAAGTTGCATGTTATTGTTGATTGCACCATTGAGTTGTTCTTCCAATTCCTTATTTTGAGCATAAAGTTCATCTAGAACATTATATTTTTCTGAAGGAACATCAATGTAGTGATTCTCAAAAAGATTTTTCAAACCAGTGATAAAGTTTTCAGCAATTTGAGTTTTGATTCCTTGTTCAACTGCAATTGCGTTGTCGTTCATCCACTCTTCGACAACATACTCTAGATAATCATCGACTTTTTCAACCAAACCGTTAGTTACTTCACTGAGATAATTTTTAACATTGGCATCTACATCTTCCAAGATGGTTGCAACATTTCTTTCAACTCTGTCTTGTACTGCAGCTTCAAAAACTGCCTCTAATTGAGAAACCAATTCCGGGGAAGCATTGTTTTCTCCAAGAAGAGAAGCAATAGACTCACGGAATTTAATTCTGAAAGCCTCGGCCATTTCCTCTTGTTCACTTTCACCGGATTCTTCATCTACTTCTTCCTCTTCTGTATCAACTACCGGTGCCGAAACAGAAACCGGAGTTGATGAAGCCATGGCAGCTGATGTAGTTGGAACTTGTGAACGAGAACGATTAGTTAAACTAAAGTCTACTGCGGTTGGTAGAACTTCGCCTTTACCGTCTGGCAACATGCTAGCGCCATTTGCTCCAGGTGCCATTTCGTTTAGTGTATCGGATAGTGAAAGTTTGTTGTTTTTATTCATATCAATATGTCCTTGAACTTAAATTATTTATAAAAGTTTATAAGTTAATGTACCCCGCTCCAGAGGTAATTTGCTGCTTTTGTCTGGCTGGCAATTTTCTCAGCTGATCTGCAACATAATCAACACCCATTACTTTTGTAGCATAATCAAACGGATCTATGCCGAGTGCTACCAAATATGGAAGTTTTGTTGATAATTTTGCACCCAACTCTCCCATTCCAAGGTTTAAAGCAGCTGCAGCAGCACCAGTTTTAGTGCCAACTCCCAATAATTGTTGACCAATACCTTTAACGTTCCAGTTTCCACTTTTATCCAATGGTGCTGCCGGTGTTAAAAGTTCTACTGGTGCATCTGGGTCCGTAGAATAACCAGAACCTCGTTTTATCATACCCAATGTGCTTAAATATTCTAAAGATGGAGAAGATTGGTTAAATTCTTCTGCTTCTTTTCCAGAAGTAGTTTCTAAAGCTTTTTTAAGCTCGTCTTGGCCAAAATAATAATCTGCATCAAATTTATTTTTAGATTTTTTATCCTTAACCATTGGATTTAAGTTTACACCACCGCCCATTGGGGCTTGTTCGTTTAGAACATGCAATAAAAAAGATTTTGTAACTGAATCCAATTTCATTTCAAATATTTTTGAAAAAATCCTTAAAAATGTTGACCATGTTTTTGTTTAAATTTTTGGAAGAGGAATTTGAAATTAGTCTTCTGGCGTTTTGTAGTTGACGTTCTGACCAAATTCCATTTTCAAAAATCCATTCACGGCCTTCCATAATTCCATTTACAAAAGCGTTTGGTGCTGATGGATCGGCTACAATATCGATTGCAGCCAACATAAAATCTTCTTGTACTTCTTGATAACCATTTTTTGATTTTAGAGAACCCATACCACGGGTAGAAACGCCCAATTGTGCACCCTCATCAATAAGGTTTTTTACAATTTTTCCCATTGGGGTATCTAAAACTTTGGCTTTTCCAAAAACATCTTTACCATTTTCGTAAAGTTCTTTTACAATGTGTGAAACTCTATCCAAGTTTACAGTTGGTCCAGTGGGATGGTTCAATTCACCCAATGCGCGACCTTTTTGCACATATTCATTTATATACCTTTGAGTTTCTTTGGCCAATGTATTTTTTGGATAAATTCTTCCATTTCTGTTTTTAACATCGGATTGCATAAAAATGCCTTCAATGAAGTAATTTTTGTCTCCATTGCCGACATTTTCCTTAACATACTTAATATCTTCTGTTAACTCGGTTATTAATTTCATTGGTTACTCTTTTGGTCTGAAACTTTAAAAAGTACATTTGAAAGTTCAACATATCTTTGTTGAAGCTTGGTGCCTACTTTTTCGTACAAAGCCTTCGAAGTATTTGTTTTAAAGTCTACTGCATTTTCTTCTATTACGTCTTTAATCATTTCTCTTACTTGTTTGCTCATTTGAAAAGTCCTTTTGCTTTTTGGTAAAATTCAATATGCTGACGAAGGCTAGCTGCTGAATTGAATACGCTTTCAACCATTTTTTGTCTGTTTTCCGCGTTTAAATGCTCAAAAAGCTCCTTCAATGCACTGACATCATTTTCATTAATATTTATAATGCTATCATTCTTTAATCTAATTTTTTCTCTATTATCTAAAATTTTTAAAAATGTTTGAAGTTCTTTTGTGTTTTTTGTTTTTTCTTCTTTTAACATCAAACCTTTTTTAGATTCTGTATAAACATCTTTGATAGCGTTATTTAATTTTATGGATAAACTTTGAACTATATTTTTTTTAAAATAAGTTTCTTCTTCTTCAGCTAAAGCTTGAAGACCATTTTTTATTAGTTTATATGAAATATCGTTCATTGTTTTTCCCCTTCTGGCTGGTTTTCAATCTGTTGTTGGGCCATCAAAGCAAGTTGCTGTGCCTCTAGCTTCTGACGGTCTTCAGCCATCTGTTCATCCATTACTTTCATTTCTTCTTCTGTCTGGCGTAATATTACTCTACGAATATATTCATTTGAAAAGTATTTACCAGCATAAGGTTCAACAAAGGAAAGCATTTTCATTCTTTCTCCCAAAATTTCTGCTTCTTTTAAATCCCAGAAATAATTGTCGGTATTAAACACAAATTTAATATCTGATTTAAGTGTGTGCCAATCCTCTTCCGTCATCACTCCCTTTAAAATTAGCTGTACGCGCAAGAAGTCCAAAAAGATTTTTGAAAACTGATGTCTAAGTCTTTCTACAAATTTATAAAACTTGACTTCTTCGCGGGTTATTTCTACTGAACGGCCCATATTAAACCCAGATTGGTCCGCCATTAATCTGCTTAGTGGTACATTCAAAGAAGAATAAAGTTTTTTCTTAAAATAATCCACATCTTCAATTTGTGACATTGCATTGCCACCTGGAAGAGTTGTTATTTCCGTGCCCCTTGATCCTTCTCTTCTTGGTAGCCAGTAATCTTCCAAAATAGAAAGATGATTTCTTTCATCTCTAACTTCACCTGTTGCCTGATTATAGATAATTCTATTTCTAAACCGGCTCATCATATCGCGCATATATTGCTCGGCCTTTTGTTTTGGCATCTGGCCAACGTCTACGTAAATACTCTACGTTCTGGTGCGCGAGCTACACGGTAAACTAGAAGAGAATCTTCTAGTTGTCTTAACATATTTAATGGGCGTATTGCTTTGTGCAAGTAACCCAATACTCTTTTAGTGTTTAAATCAACTATTCCCGAAGGACAATAAACAACGCTGTCCATAGACAAATGTAAACCGGAAGGCCCGGTCATCATGTAAGTGTCTTTTTCAGTATTTGTATAAAGATAATACTCTTCAATATCTTTTATCAAAGAAACTGTTTGCATTCCAACTTTATTTGTCTCTTTATTAATTTTTCTTACTTTTTTTATCTTTAGTGGATCTATTGGAACTATTTCCTTTATTCCGTCAGTTGGCTGATCTTTATCGATTACTATATTATAAAACATTCTAGAAT